CAATGCAAGAACTATTTAACTGGGCCTAAGAAAATTACAACAAAGGGTTTGACCTTTTCCTATTATGGACATCTTACATGATCCATCAATGGGAGCGGTTATTCACCTTGACTCCTAACCATAATAGGTCATTAGCTTAGCTTCTATCAACTAATATAAATAATTATATATAATCATTTATATTAGATGAAGTAAAAGCTGGTGGCGTGTTTAGTTTTGAAGATTGTGATTCTTCTCCAGGTACCAGACCCACTTTTGAATTATTGGCTTTTCTAAGCATGCTTAGTTCTGTCGTAATCGAGCGGAAAACAGTTCCTTGTAATGACTCTGATGGCATGGCTGGTTTACCTTGGATTACCATAGTATCAAACATTGCTTTAAATTTTTTAGCAACTTTGGCTGTGGCACCAATTAGTAAAGTGGCACTTCTCTGATCGAATACATTATTCGGATCCGGAAGAGCAGTAACCTTAACAAATTCAGAAATGGATTTGCTTTGGCTCTGCATTATTCGAATCTGATTAATTTTATTTATCAAACCCTCCATCATAGGAGTATTTGACAAGTAATAAATCGGAGATGTCCATAGATCTTCTTCAGAAGCAATCCCAATGGAAAATGGTTCTAATATCTTTGTAGAAAGAATTTCTTTCTTAAAGTTATTTAGATAATTTCCCATTGTTTGTTGGTTAACCTCTTCCATACTCATATAGAATATGTTGTTAAAATCTATAATATTATTAGGTAATTGTCCTTCATATGTTGGAAATATTTCCTTCATATATTGAACAAGATAACTAAAATCTTCTAGATCAACATATTTTCTAAAAGCATGTAAAAGTGTTACTCTTTGTAACATATTATTTTCTTGTTTTTTAAACTTGAAAACATTCATATGTTTCATAAGAGATACCACCAAACTTGGAATCGTATGATAAGATCTTGGATGTAAACCTCGACTAAAGAGTGTATTAATTGACTCATGTAATAGATGATATTTATTATATGATGTAATTAATCCTCTTAGTTGGATTCCAGTAATTTCATTACCATTTCTGAACCATCTTTTAGCAAATTCATACATATTTGAAGATATGTGTGATTTGAAAGGAGATAGTTCAACCCCAAGACCTTTCATTATGTACTGATATTCTTTTGCCACATCATCGTGATATATTACTATATCATCACCTAAAATTATATAATATTTTTTATCTAATTTTAATTGATCATGTATATAATATAACACCATATGGTGTGATAAAGTGAATGCAGCCCATGATGAATATGCTCCCATAGGTTGACCCACTCGATAATTTACGAATGTGTCAGCAAATGGTGCAAAAAAGTCTTCGGTCGTTAATAACATTCGCCATCTTAATGCATAATCTTTAGATACTAATTGTCCTACAAGAGATTCTTGTACTTCAATTGGAAATCTATCGGTTGCTGCACTAAGATCAAACGAATAGTATTTATGACCATGAGGTGGTTTTGGAATTATTGGATCTTGAGTAAAGGTTCTGT